TAGCCAAGTTCTGATTGTTGTTTAAGAACGCTGGCCGCTCTTCCCAATTCACGTAGGCGTTGCCATTTGCGCCACCAAGTGGCGTGCCTGGGTTAACAACATTTCCAATATAACGTGCTTCACGCTTATCAAATGTGACGTCAGAAATCGAATCTAAAGCGGCACCAGTTGAATCTGAAATTGTGAGAACATACCGACCAGCAGCATCGCCAACACCAGAAGTGAAAAGGGAAAGGTTAACTTGATAACCCGTAACCCACGTTCCAGCTGATGGAGCAACCAACCAGCCAACAACACCAGCAAAATAAGCAGTGTCGGCAGCACAATCTGCACTTAGTGGATCTGTCTCACAACTCAAAGGAGTCGATGGGTCCGATTCTCCTGATGCTGGCAAGGTGACTCTATTGTCAGAATAACCTCTATAACCTCTCTGATACGGGTAAGGAATGTTTAGTTCCTCAGTAAACCGTAATGTTCTCAAATTCGAGTAGTTAGCTAGCAGTTGCAACTCATCGAGTTGACGTCCCACTGATGCCTCGATTAACACATGGGTATCACCACCAGGCACAGTTAACTCAACACCATTCCAAAGTGTCTCGCCAGCCACTATTCCAGCCGCATCAACAATTGAAGCTACAGAATTAGTTGTTTGCGCAAGCCCGACAGGTACGTTAAACTCAACTGAAGTCGTTTCAACTTCCCCAACTAAGTTTAATTTAACTCTGTTATTTGAAGTCGTGATGTCGTATGGCCCTGGATCTAATCCAAGAAGATAAGACCTAGGAACATCCCATGCGTATTGCTGTGACCCAAGCTCTAAAGCCCAAGCCTGTGTCGTCATCACTTGGACTCTTTCACCGGCAATGTCAGTTCTGATTTGCGGTACTACTGTCTCGCCATCATCTAGGGTGTACGCGATAAAAACGTAATCTTCGCCCGACAACAAGGCATTAGCGGCAACAACAAAATCGGCAACACTTGTGTACGTTGCAGCTGGCATTGCGTACGAGCTACCTGTTACTCCATCAACTGCGACCGAAAAATCACGGTTATCAGGTTCAGCGCTCCAAGTAAATGTATCATTTTCATCTAATTCACCAGCAGAAACAGTTACAGTTAATGTTAAACCGGTTCCGATTGAAATCGGGTCTGAAGTGTTATCAAAATCACTGTCTGCCAAAACACCTTCAGCAACAATAGCAGCGTCACTGTTTCTAACTATTTGGTATTCTGCGCCAACTAGCGGAGAATCTTCTGACAAGTTAGGTGGTGTGGTGATGATCATCACCCATGAATCGTCTAAATCGCCATCATAGGTTCCAGACAATGTGCCGGTAGCTGTCGTTGGACCATCTGTTGAGGATAAATCAACATCATTGTAAACCACAGCTGATGTAGATTCAGCATGAAACACTACTGGTTGTGGGTTTTCGCCGGTACCATCACCAATCGCTCTCAGATTGACACGACCGAAATCGATCCCAGTGAACAGTGGAATGCGTCCCCAACCTGAACCGCGCCCACCAGAGGTGTCAATACAAATGTCAGACAACTCGCTTGGCTGTCCCGTTTCGCATTCAACACCCACTCTCATTACAAATGCAGCGTTTCCTTGTTCCATGTACGCTAAAACAGCGTACATCAAATAACTTTCGGAAAATGGTTCCCCGAAAGTTCCAATTGCTTGCGTAGCATTTGTAACTAAAACTGGTTCATTAATAGGACCCTTTTTAGCCGTCCCAATGAAACCGGGTCTAAGTGGACCGATGGCGGTTGGGAGAACGCTAAGGTCGATCTCACGCGGGAAAACACCCGGACTTAAGTATACTGCCATCGTTTTATTACTCCATCGCCTATTTAAATTGGCTATCTTCTAATTATTTTTGACGTTACAATTAAGGACTTACTATCGACTGTTCATTGTCAGCTACAACTTCGCTGTCGTAAACTATCTTAATAAATCCCTTCTTCTTTAAATTTTCCAATTGATCTTGTCTCAAATGTGTTTTGGGTAAAAGAACATCTGTTCCAGGATTAATTCGAATTTGTGACTCATTAGTGTAAAAATCGCCACCGGGCGGTTTTACCTGCAATTGGATTAATTGAGAACTACTATTGTAGACTCTTACTACTGGTGTTTTTGAAGCCTTTGCCATATCTCTACTCCTGATCTAAATTTTGAATTGGCTCATACCATTGTGATCCCCCTGACGCTACTGATGATCTCTTAGAAGCCACCAGTATTTCTCCAGACTTTTCACTAATAGTAGTTACTGTGCCAAGTACAGTTTTGACAATCTTCTCTGGTAAAGGCAACCATGCTTCTGCAGTACAATTAATTTCATATCTTACTTTTGCATGTTGATCAAATCCTGTTTCCTTATCACTTGCATCTGTAGATCCATTAAATCTAAGCTGCACATTCCCCTGTATTTTTCCGTCAAACATCTTAAACTCAGCTAATGGATTGAAACGATTTAAAGCTTGATACAAAATATATTCTGCATCTCTTTTATGTTCTGCCCATATTATTATTTTATAAGTTACCAACCATGGGGTCGGCCTAAATACCTTAGCGACTTGATCGCCCCTCTTGCTCAAAAATCTTGTCTTCATATGCAAATAAGGAGGACTAAATTTCTCAGGATTATATTCCTGTCCCTCTCTACTTATAGCTGCTAATGGTAATCTAGCTCTGCCTTCCTTTAAATCGTCACTCCATACAAGTAAGCTCTTATCGCCTCCAGCAATTTTTACCCTCATAAAACGATACGAATCCTTAGTCGGCACTCTAATACCAGACCAATACTGCTTCATCGCATCATCTAAAGACCTAAAACCAGGCGTTATATATTCTTCTAAATGATATGGATACGCTAAAAAATCCGATCCATCAAAAGGATTTCTTCCACCTTCTGAATGGCTTAGTTGTCTAACTGATGGTATCTCCCTTAACCCATTCGGCGGCATGTTGGGAGCTACGGAAGCATGTGACTTAACAGAAAAGTCTGAGTTCCAATCATATTGTGCCATCATTTACCCTTTATGAGAGACTCAATATCTGATGGACTATTAATAGACTTGACCACATCAATAAGCTTTGTTTTAGTTTGCTCTGCTTCTTCTTCGTTATCGCAAATCACTTCACTTTTTAAAACTAAACTTATGGCTTCTTCGCTCATCTTCTTACCATGTGGAACAACCACAACATCTGGATTTACCTTTTGCAGCTCTTCCTTTAAGCCTACAATTAACTTATTCATAAAAACGTGCGTTTTTATGTCAAATGCGTTTTTTATGCCTTTGATTTGATCAGAGACTTTCTCTGTACCTGCCATTGGTTCTCATCCTTTCTTCTTCAGGCATGTCTTCCTCTGGCCTTACGGTTATGTCAGCCGTAAGCGTCTCTAACACACATGTCAAATAAAGCCAAGTATATCTAAAATTGCCACTAGGAGTTACATTTAAAATGCGATAGTTTTTAGGGCCTAAATTAGGATCAACCGAATTAAAAGGCAATTGAACCACATCTCCAATTCGTAGCATGCGGCTGCCATTTAGCTGCTTTATCGAAAAGTGATCAAAAACAATTTCTGTTTTATTAATCGATTCTGCGCCCCACTCTTTTAATTCTGTCTCAACCGGCTGAGGCTTAAAATAGCCTTTTATTTTCATTGGGTTCCAGTATGTCGGGTCTGGATCTTCGTCCCAAACTGCGTCATAGTCATGATTATCCGTCCTTATGAAAACTGTAACTTCAGCTCCTGAAACGTTTATCATTTCTCTAGCTTTCGACCTAGCCAATTTAATATCAGCTGATTCATAGTCATGAATCGCAATTGGGGTATGTCGAAGTTCAGACTCAGACCTGTAACTAGTCAGAATCGTATCCCATATGTCAGCGTCAACCTGACCTGTATCGACCGCAAAGTTGTGAATAGGCATATCTTATTTTTGCATAATAATAATATAGATAATATGCAGAAATCCTAAAATCAACAATCAGCCCATGGCGGTATCGGTGGTAAAATTCCCTGCCCTGGAGGGAATTCACCCTCTTCCTTGTAAGGATCTGGTTCAGGCTCTGGTATCGTATCAAAATCTGGCGAAGGACAATACCCCATACCAGTTGTATTGCAATAGTCGAACTCTTCAGATTCTTGTTCTGTATCTTTAGCCAGTTCTTTAAGCCTTTGGTACCAATCCTCATAACTACCACAAGGACAACCCGCTTCTAATGATGGAAACACCAGCCATTTCTGGCGCATATTGCCTCTGCCGAAATTGATGCCTAGTTTTAAATATGTTCCCTCTATTTCATCCAATATAACATCTACATCTACCATTGGATTTTTGCAATACTCACACTTAGCCATATAGCTTGATAGGGTATTCGATGAAAGCGATGACATTGGCTCACAACCCGGTATAAATACCTTATTGTTAGCCTGCACTTCAAGCTGCAAACTTATATTGATCTTATTATCATACGAAAATAAATCCACCATTAGTATAACCACCCGCCCATCGGTTCGCCCAGATTTATAGCTGTTTCAATTATTTCAGCCTTCATTTTTTCGCCTTCTTGCACCAGATCCGCGCCATCATAGTTTATCGACCCTCCATCTGGTGTTGGCATGCCAGTCACTTTTCTTCTAGAATGACCTAGCACACACTTAGCTTCAGCAAGCAACATATCATAACATACTTTGCGAGCTTGTGGGCTTCTGAAATGGTCGATTACGGGAATATAAAGCACTACCACAGGAAACGCACCTTTAGGTGTTGGATACAATCTAATTAGCTGATCCTTAGCGCTCAAAGAATCGCCTTCCACTGTGCTCGTGCCTTCATTGATCACTTCCCAGTGGCCTTCAGTGCCTAATATTTTTTGCGAAAATTTTCTGTAGGACTGCAGCAAATGATAATCTAGAAGTATATTCTGGATGCCGGAAATATTGCCTATATTAAATAAAAACGACTCAGCGCCGAACACGTCATCAATTCTTGAGGTTACTGGGTCCCAATTAACTTCTTGCACCCAATATGCATCTTCGGGCAGAGGATATGTTGACTGAAGAGGGCTGGTATAAAACAATCCTAGTTTTTGTTCTCTTGGAAAGTATCCCGCTATAAAATCCCCAGCTACCCGCCAGATTGTCTCCCATTGGTCTTCAGTTATCTCTACTTCTACTACCGGATGACCCAACTGGGTCAACACGTATTTCTTCATAGGCTCGCTACGAAGCTTAAGTATCGATGGAAGGTCTGCTGGTGCGAGTATTGCCATTTTCTTTTTTCAATTCAGTTAGTAATCCTGGTAAGTCATGTATTACTAATTCTGGCTTTGCTTTGCGTAACAGCTCTAAGGTTTGTATAGGAGTCAATTCGACTCCTCGCTCTGCCACCATGTTTCTGATATGCTGCAAATCCTCTTTAGCCATAATCATGGGAAATGATATCCTCGATCGCCATAAAGAACACCGGCTAGTTCTAATCTGAACACCGTATAATTAATCCCAGAAGGTAAATCGGAAGTAAATTGACCTTCAATCAATGTCTTTAAACTCGACACTAATGTTTCCAATTCAGTCTTCGGGTTAGCTAGCCATGGCTCATTGCTTGGACCTGAATACTGGTATCCACCAGAAAACCTAGTGACTTCGTTTACATTCTGAATATTGGCGTTGGTAGTGTCCTCATAAAAACCAGTGATCATTGCTTGCGCAGGAGTATCACCAAACTGAGGCTTAACTGCAAAACCATCTTTAATGCCACTATTGTTATTAGCTCCACCATAGTATGAGCCATGCTGCCCTCCTCCTGGTGCTGCTAATTTCAATTCTGAACGATCTATTAAAGCATCGTACATTAATATGCCGATCTTTTGCATGTCACGCCAATATTCATACCTGCCGCCCTTAGATTCAGGGCCTGTGCCTGCCGGACCGTAATCAGGAACTATTTTAACATGTAATGTAAATGGTAGCCATCTAGCCATAGTATTCTCCTTTTTATTATTTTTGCACCACTATATCTTATAATTTTCAAATGGTGCGAACACAATCAATATTTCGCCACTTAATGGGGTATTTCCATGATTTACGACCTGAAATATCTTCAGATGGATCTATAGGCTTGTAATCAAAATCTCCCATTTCCACATGCATGTCACTTTCATATAGAACACACAAATGTAAATTCCATTGGTCATCATCAGGTGAATCATGAATAGTTTTAGGCTGGAAATCGCCTTTTGGTACTCTCCAGCCAAACAAATGCATAGCTTCCACTACATTTTTGCCAGTTTGGAGGGCAGTACGCTTCCTATAAAAGAAGTACCTACCGGGCGTCAATTCTTGTGATATTACCACCCTTCCTTTATTATCCAATAAAACAAATTCTCTTAGATCTGCATGGTTAATATTTTCAGAATTAACATATTCCCCATCTTTGTCATACTCAGTCATAATGGAACCGTTTGAATAACGCGCCATCCATACTACTTTATGCACATAATCTTTCGAAGTCGCATCTGGCATTGGATTAGAAGACATAGTGATTATATCACTATTCTCAGTAGTCACCATAATCGGCACTATCTCTAAAGGAGAACCATCGATAAACGTCGACCCTGGCGGATTCATGCGACCGTTACGACCGTCTTTATCGTCATTTGTTTTGTCTATATTCATATTCATATCCAAAATGATGTAATTTTTGATGTATTTACACTAAAAATACTTATACGCAAGAAGCCTTACCCAACAAAGGGTAAGGCTTCTTGCGTATACAAACCATAATGGAGGGAATTCTACCCAACGTTACGTAAAACTAATTCTTCAACTTCTTCTTCTAAACACGCTGCTTTGGCTGCTGCTTCATCTAATTGGGCTTTCTTAACTTCCCATTCTTTTGGCAGCATTATATGAGCGGGACGACACCATATACAATGCTTGGCTTTGCCGCGCCCATCACAATCATGCGCCCCTTGTACGGGCTCAGATAATTCGATAGCGATTTGCCTATTAGCTCTAGCAGTTATACCAATAATCGTACCTTCGATTGGGCTGCCCGGATTGGCTCCGCCATCCACTGCCTTACGATGAATACAAAAAACTCTATCGCCTTTTTTAATAGAAATTTCAGCCATTTTTCCCTCTAAGTCTCATCATAGAGCCAAGTGAATGTTTCCATTGACGTAGCACCTGGGCCAGCCGAAGTACCAACAGTTAACTGGTAAACCACAAAATTACCAAAGTCTCCAGTGCTTGCATTAATAGAGCCAGTAACAGCCAATGCAGTGCTAGCACCTGGATAACTAGTAAATGCATCAACAGGAGCGCCCGTTAAACCAGTATGCGCAAGTGTTGTCAATTGATTACCCGTATCAGCGGGAGTACCCGTACCTTGAACGTAAGACGTTGCCTGCGCAACGTTTGCGTCCACTCCAGTGCCAAAGTTGGCTGTACCATCTGTATGCCACCTAATATTGTCTATAACACCAGATGGAGCTGAATTGGCAAATAATCTAGTTGATACCCAGTAGCTATAATTTGTGCCAGCGCTAGGAATCTGGATTGGGTTAGTCGTACCGGCAGTGCTGTGTGAGTCAACCGCATTTGCTCTAGTATTAATACTAGTAATGTTGGTTTTGGTTGGAGAACCAGAAGTCCCTGTCCAACGTCTTATTTGCACGTCAGCTGCCATGATTTGACCTCACCAATCGACTTTAAAAAATTCTAAATTTACAGTATGTTTGCTCACAAGGATAACACCATTGTAGTCGTCACCCAAACAAAACAACAGCCTAGGTAATTACCTAGGCTGTTGATAATAAAGCTTTATTTTGACTGACGATTACAGGTCTGGAGTCAAATCGCGCGCATCTTGCTGGAGATCTCGTACCAATCCGGCAGTCGTGTTCTCAAGGAACTTGTCATGACCAATTTGGAAAGCGAAATCAATTGCAGTCAAGTTAGCTTGAGCCTCCCCGAAGGAAACTTGTCCTGCGAGTCCAATAACAATCGGGAAGCCTCTCGTTGCAGAGTGACTTGCCTGTCCCATATAAGGACTGAAATCGGCAGTGTTAGAGTCACGGGTTTCGACCTGAACTAAGATCTCTTCCGCAGGAATGCTCATGACCAGCGGACGTAATCGTTTGATCAGGGCAGCCACGGACTCGTGACGATGTGCTTGCCGAAACGACCGAAGCCTTCGGTGCACCCTAATGTCGGTGTTTGCGGGTTGTGCAGCCATGAGCTACGTCTCCTAATTTAAAACTGATATCAGTTGGTACTTACTTTAGTCTTCCAACCATGCATATTATGTTTGACCAAACACCTATTATTTTATTACTTATAAATTCAATGGTCGCAATTATTATACAAAAACAGCCCAGAGAATAATTCTCTGGGCTGTTTAACGCTCAGTAAGAATAATTAATTACTACTTGCAGCAGCGATCAACTCTAACTAGCTTAACACGTTGCAAGCAAAGACGAGGGCGAGGACGGCAGCGCTTAACGCATGCCACTTCTACTACCTTAACTTCGCATGGCTTGCAACAACGGCGCTGCTTCATGCACTCAGCAACTCTACCCACCATTCTAAATGGGGCCTTAACAACCTTAGCGATTACTCCCTCACAGCAGCAATCATCTGCAACAGCAGCAACAGCAGCAACGGGTTCTACAACTGGCTCATCAATAACAGCTGTTTCACCAGCTTGAGCACTAACAGCTAACGCCATCACAAACATCACAGACATCAAATACTTCATGGTCTTACTCCTTTTTTAGTTTGACCAATTAAAAAATCACTTAGGCATCATAGGCCAAGAGGTGGTATAGCTTTCAAATCACTATCAACCATCTTTTGTACTAATTCCTGAAAACCAACCTCTGGTTCCCATCCTAGTGTACGTTTTGCTTTATCACTATCACCCAATAAAATATCAACTTCGGCTGGTCGATAAAATTTGGGGTCAACTTCTACATACTTTTCCCAGTCTAAATCAACTCTACCGAACGCATGCTGACAGAATTCTTTAACACTGTGTGCCTCACCAGTAGCTATTACGTAATCATCAGGAACATCCTGTTGAAGC